CAGCCCCGGAGGCTCGTCTGCCTACGGCGGACCGGGCGGCGGCGCAGGCGGATCCATCGATGCGTCGAACGTCATCACCGCCCCGGGCGCAGGGGGAAGCGCGGCTGGGGATAACGGCGGTGGCGGCGCTGCTGGGTCATCTGGCTCGCTTCCCGGGGTCGCCGGGTCTGAGCGGCGCGGAGGAGGTGGCGGCTATCCCAGTGCCACCGTTGGCGGCGGTGCGGGCGGCGCTGGCGGCGCAAAGGGCGGCGGCGGCGGCGGCGGCGGGGCCAACGTCACGGGCACTTCCGGTGGTGGCGGTGCCGGTGGTGATGGAATGGTGATCGTCTACTCTTGGTGATGAAAATGCGATACGCAATCCTCGACGGCAACGTCGTTTCCAACGTGGCGGTCTCGAACGCCGCGCTGGCGGACAACTGGCTCCGCTCCGATGACGCGCAGATCGGCTGGCTGTTCGACGGCGAGGCGTTCAGCCCTCCCCCGCCGCCGGTCAAGACGCCCGAGCAGATCCGCGACGAGATCACCACAGCGGTGCAGGCGCGGCTCGACACCTTCGCACGGACGCGAGGCTATGACGACATCGTTTCCGCCTGTTCGTATGCGACGTCGAGTCATCCGCGGTACGGGCCGGAGGGTCGCTACTGCGTCTCCGCTCGCGAAGAGACATGGGACGCGATGTTCGCGATCGAGGCGCAGGTTCTCGCTGGCGTTCGTCCGCTACCCGCCGGGTATGCCGAGATCGAGCCCGAGCTTCCGCCGCTCGTCTGGCCGGGTTGAAGGTGGTTGGCGACTCTTTCCGATTCGGTCAAAATCGTGACCTGTTGGGTAGCCGATCGAGGCTCGCTCCGAACGTCCAGAGAGAAGAGGTGAACAAACATGGCGAACTGGCGACGATCGAGGCTCGCGGAATGAGCGGGGCGCATCATGCGACGGAAAGCGGGGCCGCGATTGCGGCGAAGGTTGCTCCACCTCTCTCGGTCTCGATCGCGACCGTTTACGGAGTCTCGGTCTCGGAGATCCTTCTCTGGGCGACTCTGCTTTACACGCTGATGATGATCGGGCACAAGGCGTGGCAGATCTACCGGGACGTCTCGCGGGCTCGCCGCGTCGCGGTTCCGGCGGACGACTGAAGTGCTCTGGCGCGGCCAGCCTATCGGGACGCAGACCCGGATCGCGCTCGCGTCGCTCTCGATTTCCGGGGCGGCGCTCGTCGGGATGGCGGTTCACGAGGGGTATCGGGGTGAGGCGTACCACGCGACCGAGGACGAGCGGGCGCGGGGGATCTCGACGATCGGCTTCGGAACGACCGAGGGCGTCCGGCCGGGCGATCGGACGACGCCGGAGCGGGCGCTCGTCCGGCTCCTCGAAGACGCGACCCGCTTCGAGCGTCACCTGAAGGAGTGCATCGGCGACGTCCCGATGTTCCCGCACGAGTGGGACGCGATCGTCTCGTGGGCGTACAACGTCGGGCCGGGCGCGGCTTGCGGCTCGACGCTCGTCCGGAAGCTGAAGGCGGGCGACTACGCCGGAGCCTGTCGCGAACTCTTGCGATGGGACAAGCAGAGCGGCCGGACCCTCCCGGGACTGACGAAGCGGCGACAGGACGAGTTCCGGCGCTGCGTCGGCGAGGCGGGATGATCGGCTTCCCCTACAAGCTCGCGGCGATCGGCGCGATCGCGCTCGTCCTGATCGGTATCGTCGGCGTCTTGAGGTATCAGGTCGCGGTCGCTCGAGCGGACGCGGCGGGAGCCCGGCAGGAGGCGGCGGCGTTCCGGGCGGCGATCGAGGCGCAGAACGCGGAGGTCGAACGCTGGCGGCGGTCGGCCGAAGAACGGGCAAAACGCGCCGAGGAGGCGCGGAAAGAGGCGCGGACGTATCGGCGCAAGGCGGAGGACTCCGCGGCGCGTCTCCGCACGTTCTCGCAGGTCGGAGGGATGGAGGAATGCGATGCGCTCCGCGCTCTCGTTGATCTTGCTCGCTAGTCTCGCTGGGTGCGCGACGACGCCGACGACGGTCAGCGTCCCGGTGCCGGTCCCGTGCGTGTCGGAGCGCCCGGCGCGGCCGGAGACCTGCGTCCTGGCGGACGGATCCCGGGTCGAGTGGCTCCGCTGCGCTCTGATCGAGCGCGAGACCCTCCGGGGGTACGTCGCCGAACTCGAGGCGGTTCTCGCGGCTTGCGTCGAAGCCCGGCCGGAGTCGGGGATCCGCCCGCCAGCCGGAGCCCTGCTTCCCTCCTCCCTGCGGAGACTCCGGATATGAAGCGGTCCGGTGGCCGAGGGCTCTTTTGTAAGGCGCGGATGCCGGGGCTCTCACCTCCCGGCACCCGCAGACCGGAGGGCAGAAGCCGACCGACCCGGAAAGTCGTTGTAAATTGTACCGTCAGAGTCGCCGCTTGATCTCCTCCGGGACGACCGGGAGCGGGCACCACGCGAGACACCACGGATCCCAATGCCCGATGATGCAGACGCCTCCCGGCGTGAGGAGCAGGATCTTCGCTGACCTGGGCGGCGGGTGCTCCTTCGGGTCGAGGAAGACTCCGCCGGGCGCGGAGACGTAGTCGCGCTTCACTCGATCGTCTCCTTCCCGCGCATCCTCGCGCCGATCTCCTCGGCGAACGCGGCCTGTCGCAGCTTCCCGGATCCGGTCTCGGCGAAGACGCGGGCGGCGATCGCGGCGAAGGTCTCGACGGTCGCGACGGCAACGACGACCTCATTCGGGAGCGGCTCGGTGCGGTTGCAAGTCAACTCCTCGCGGATCGTCAGGATCGCGTCGGCGACCGGGTTCATGATGGCGGAGAGTTCGTCCTTCGTCGGTTGGCTCATGCGTTGCGCTCCTCTGCCGCCCACCTACTGACGATCTCGGCGCACTCCTCGACGAAGATCTCTGCGTTACGTCGCGCCTCGGACTGCGTTGCGAACCTGCGCCCGTACCGAGTCGTGCCAACCATGCAGCCGTAAACGGTTCCGATCCAGCCGCGCACGAGCTTTCCGTCGATCACCTGATTGCCTTCCGTGACGCCAATGTCGTCAGGGAGCGCCATCGCGTAGGCGTTGATCTTCTGCCGCATCTGATCGCGGTTCATGCGTTCTTCTCCTTCAGCGCGGCTTCGATGGCGCGAGCTTTCCTGATGTCGAACGGCAGCCGCTCGTAGACTGACTCGATGGCCTTGATCCGTTCCTCCTCCGTCAACCCCACCCACTCGCGGCGGGGTGGGTGGGTGTAGAGCGGTACCGGACGCGGGTCATCGGCAGGCTTCGCAAACGACAGAAGGTCCGACCCGTCGTCGCTCATCGACATCCACGCCACCGGCTCGGCTTCCTGCTCGGCCAGCGCATCCTCCAGCGCCATCATCAGACTCACCATCCGCACGCTGCCGTGGTCGGCGTGCCACTCGTCGACGACGTCCTGCGCGGACTTCCTCAGTCGCTCGCTCATGTCGTCGTCTCCTTTGGCCCCAGCACAATCGTCTGCGCCGTCCCGCCGCCGCGATTGGCTTCGCGCATCGCCCGCGCCAGCCGATCCGCCGCCGCGTCGATCGCGCCGAGCGCGTAGTCGTACTCGTCGATCTGGTAGCCCGCCGCCTCATCGACGATCGCGCCCGTGCTGTTCGTGTTCGCGTCAATGAGCGCCGTCCTGTCGCTGTCGATCACGCTGCGTGCGCTCGCCATCGCGTCGAGCGCCTGGCGGATCGCTTCTTTCTGATCGTCGGTCATGCCGTCACCATCAATTCAAGCTGCTCTCCCGCGGCGACGTACCAGGCGCGCGGCCAGATCACAGTCACCGACGGGTCGTCGATCGCCTGCAGGCGCGCATACGGCCCGGTCGCGCTCTGATCCGGTTGGCCATACGAGCAGATGACGTACTCATCGACCGACAGCACGCGCATCCGGCGCCCGTATTGCCGCTCGGCAACCGTATCGCCGATGCGCAGCCCGTCCAGCGCCTTTCTGTTTCCAGGCTTCGGAAGATCCAACAGCGGCGTCGTGGTCTCACGCTTCATGCCGTCACCGCCTTCCGCATCCACTCGCCGATGCGCTTGCGCTCCTCTGACGTCAGCACGACGGTCATCTCGCCGCGCCGGATCAACAGGTCGCCGTCGTGCCAGAGCGCCCATTCGAGCGGCGGCTCGGCGAGCGGAGTCGGTTGCGGAGTCTCGATCGGCTGCTCGGACTCCACAACGGCCTGGCGCTTCGGCTTCGGATCGGGTTTCGCGGGCGCCCGGCCGGTCAGCCGCAGCTGATCGCCGTCGGGCTCGATCTGGCCCGTCTTGAGCATGTACGCTACGACAGACGCCGCGCCGCGCTGCTGCCGCTCGTATTCGAACTGCGCCAGCAGCTGCTCTTTCGTGCACGGGCCGCCGCGCAGCATCTCGACGATGCGTTCTTTCACGGTTCTGGTTTCCATCAGCTTTCGACTCCCATCTCTTCCATCTTGCGATCGACGTACAGCAGCGCCTCGGTGAGCCTGCGCGTGTCCAAATAGGGCAGCTGCTCGTCGCAGTAACTGACCGTCCGGCGCAGCGCCTCGAGCTCGAATCCGGTCGGCCGGTAGACGCCATGCCGCTTCTCGCGCTCGATGATCGCCAGCAAGACGTCCTTGCCGATCTCGACAGGCGCGATCGGGCGCTTTGCCTCGGCGAGCGCGCGGCTCATAAAGTTCGCCAGCGTCACGATCGTCGTCATCGCGTCCGACTGGGCCTCGCGGTCCGGCGAGTGCATCAGCGTCCCGATGTGGACGTAGCACGGCAGGATCAAGTCGCGGCGCATCTTCTCGAGCACCGGACGCGCGGCGGCCCGCGGGCGATAGGCCTTCCTCGGGGCGGCGCTACGCGGCATGGCGCACCTCGCGCGGCCGGATCCAGTACGCCGCCGGCCCGAGCGCGCGCTGCCATGCCCGCATCGCGTGGCCGACCGCGCTGGCGGTGACGCCGTATCGCTCGCCGATCACGCGATGCGAGTCGCCCGCGCAGATCATTGCCCAAACGTCGTGACGGTCGGCGATCGACAGGCGGGCGTCCTTCACGCGGCTCAGTGCGGTCATCAGCGAGCGCTGCGAGCCGGTGACGTACGCGCCGCGCTTCGCCGATGCCGCTGCGGCTTGGCGTTTGCTGCCGACGCGAAGGTGATCCTCGGCAAGGCAGTTTTTCTGCCCGCAGGACGTCCACACGAACTGCTTGCTCGTGACTTGCCGCCCGAGTAGCTGCATCATCAGCCGGCGAGCGCTGTGCTTGCGGTACTGCCAACCGACGACCGGGTAGCCTTCGCGCGTCGTGCCGCCGGCCCAGATCCGGCAGCCGGTGTCAGGGTCGATGCGGACGTGCGTGCGCAGATGCTCGAGCACCTGGTCGGCGGTCGGCGCGCCGGGATAGTCGGTCGTCATGCCCGCGCCTCCTGTAGAGACTTCGCCCGCAGCCGCGCCGCCTCACGCTTCGACCGGCAGGCGCGGCAGATGGATTTGTATCGGCCGTCGAACCGATGCGGCGCCCGCTCACCGCAGGCGCAGCGGAACGGCAGGCGCGGGCCGAAGGTGTGGCGGGCGGGCATTACTCGCCCTTCGCCTTCGCGCGTTGGACGTTGATGCCGTCGAGCGCCGCCTGCATCCCGTCGTTGACGTTGGCGAGATCGACGCGGTACTGATCGCGGGCCCAGTGATGCAGGGCCTGCGGGCCGTTGGCGGCTTCGACCAGGCCGACGAGCTCACCGTCGGCGCTTTTGATCGAGTAGATGCGGGTGCTTGTGGTCATGCTGGTTTCCTCGTTGGTGTTGGGCGGCCTACTCGCGCGCGGCTTTATCCCGCCATCGCCGGATGTGTGGGCACGCGCTTTCGGCCGTAATGGGCGGGCTACTCGCTGCGTCCGCGCTGCCGTGGTCCTGTGGTGCGCCTGGCAAAGTGCTGCCGTCAGGAGGCGTCAGGCCGGGACTCATGCGCGGCATCCGCTTTTGCCCGTGATCGGTCAGCCCTTAAACCGATCGGCCATGTCGGCCAGTTCGGCAAGGAATTTCTCGGCCTCGACTTCGATGCGAGCGATCTCGGATTGCTCAGGCTCGAAGCGTCGGATGAAGAGTTGGTGCGGCTCGGGCACACGCGGATCGAACGCGATGAAGTCGCACCAGGCGCGGCCGGTGCAGGCGAGCTGGGCCAGCATCTGCGGCTTGTGCTCGGCAGGAACTTCGCCCTCGGTCACCCAGCGCAGGAAGGTCGGCGTCGTCGGGCACTTGATCTCGACGATGCCGGCATCGCCGATCAGGCCGTCCGGCGTCGCGCCAAACCAGTCGATCCGCGGATGCAGCACGAACACCTCGGGCCCGACGATCTCGCCGGTCGCGGCCTCGTAGGCTGCGGTGGCGTGCGGCTGCTGCTCGATGCCGTGCTGCATGGCCGGCGTGACGTAGTGCGACACCGCGATGCCGGTCAGCCGCTCGGCGAGCAGGTCGAACTTCAGCTTCCTGCGCGCCTCGGCCTCGACGAGCTGGCCGTCCTTGCTCTTCGTCTTGAGGTACGCCATCGCGTCGGCCATGCGCGAGGCGGTCAGGCAGCCACGGCGCGCGGCGACCCAGTTGTCGGTTCCTGCCATCGCCTCGACGATCATTCCGCCACCTCTTCGACGACATCGACGACCTGGGCGTCAGCGGCGTCGGCTGCGTCCTTGAGGCTTTGCAGGTGCGGCTTGAGCGCGGCGCGAGCCTCGCCGGATGCCTGCTTCCAGAAGGCGCGGAACGACTCGACGCCGGACAGCGCGGCCTCCTGCGCGGCCTCGAGCAGACCGGCAGGCATCTCAGGCTCGATGACTTCGGCCGGGCCCATGTCGACGGGCGCGGGGCGCTGCGCGGGCTTCGCGTCGAAGTCATTGATTTCTTCGGGCGTGTAGACGCCGACGGCCACGCCCGGATAGACGGTGCGGATGCCTTCGCTGATGACGCGGGCGCGCAGCATGGCGCGCGGGTACTGGCGCCACACGTCTTTGCCCGTGAGCCCGGCCCGCTTGGCTTGCTCGATCGTCCACTCGATCTCGACCGTGCCGCCGGCCGGGTGCGAGAACGTCGCGGCGACGCGGCTGTCGGTGTAGGCGCCCCACTGGACGCGCCCGCCGGCCTGCTGGAAGCGGGCGAGCATGGCGTCGGCCTTCAGTGCCGGCCGGCCCTGCACGACGTGGTAATCGCGAGCGGCGATCGCCGGGTGCATTCCTTCGGCCTGGGCGATCAACATCAGTGCGATCGCCTGGTCGGGCGACTTGATGCCGAAGAGGCCGGACTTCGCGACGGCGGCGGCCATCCGCTCGACATCGCCGATGGGAACAAGATTGGACATGGTGCTCTCCTCAGAACAGGTGGAATCGTTTGGCAAGGCGCGACGCGAAAGACGCGCGCCGGCCGAGTAGGGCGGCCTGCAGCAGCTCGGCATCCCGGCCCATCGCGGGCCGAAGCGCCTGGTACTGGCCGTCGCGGTTGCGCCATTCGTACGAGCGGCGCTGGTAGGCGTGTCCGATCACGACTTTCGGTTTCACAGCAGCGCTTCCTCGACGTCGTCGTTGCGGTCGACAACGAGCAGGTCGTGTCGGTCGACGGTGATGGCCCGGCCGAACGGCCAGCCGTCTGCGCCGACCGCACGGATGCCGATGAACTTGGTGCCGACGTCCTCAACGACGCCGACGGTGCCTTGGAACTCGCCGCGCAGAACGCGCACGGTGTCTTCGATTCGGACGCACATCACAGCACCCCCAAGATCCACGCCGACACGAGCGCGCCAGCGATGAACGCCAGCCCGAGGCCGACGGGCAGATCCGGCGCGCCGCGCCGACGTTGATTGCGCTCGACGAGCGAGCGAACTTCGTTGGCGGTCATGCCGTCACCTCGCGCAGCTCGGCCTCGATCTCAGTCGCGAGCATCGAGTCGCGCGACAGCCACTCGACAAGCTCGCAGCGCAGCCAGGCCGGCGCGTTGGCGACGAGCGCGACGTCGAGCGGGGCGGCTTGGCCGGTTGAGTAGCGCACCTGAACGTCGGCGAAGTCGGCCTGGTCGATGAGCGCGCGGACGGCTTTCTCGCGAAGCCACGCCGGTGCGTGAGCCACGAGCGCGGTCAGGGCGTCGATCTGCGGGCCGGCGTTCGAGCGGACGTCGATGTCGGCGAGCGGCTGGCCGCGATCAGCGCACCAGGCGATGAAGCGCACGGCGTCGGCGCCGAGCTCGAGGGCGCGATCGGTGATGAGGTCGCCGAGGCGGTCGGCATCCGCGAGGCGGCGCTCGTGGGCTGCGGCTTCGCGGGCAAGGAAGGCGTCGTATCCGAGGTCCATCGCGTGTCTCCGGTGAGTGGTGCGATGGATGGATTATGAAGGCAAAGCCTAACGACTGCAAGGCAATGCCTAATTGATTTTCACGAAAAAGCCCGGTAGAGCAATAGGCATTAGCTATAGCTCTACCGGGCGTGGATTGGTTACTTCTGCTCGTCGTCCTGGTTGTTGCTTCGTTCGGCAGCGGACCTTAAGAGCTCGGCATGCTCCAGCAGCTTGCGCCGGAATTCATCGTCGAAATCTCTGTAGTAATCGACCAGGGTGCGCTCGTCTTTGGAAAGCATCTTCTCGTCTTCCTCTGCATCGAGCCACCATGATACTGGATATCCATGCAGTTTCGACAATGTTGAGAAGTGTCGTTTTGCGATTCGACCGAATTGCAGCCAGTCGTACACGCTCGGCGGCTTTACCCCGCACGCGGCCGCGACGTCCTTCGGTTGATGCCCCTTTTCGTCCATGCACTGGCGCAGCTTCGCGGCCAGCTTCCGGTTCGCTTCAAGTTGTAGGTCTGTAGCCATAGGCTTATTCCGACTTGTAGTCGGATTTTCGGCAATACCAAACAAGTGCTTGCGTTTTTATAGGCATCGCCTTACGCTGTAGCCTATGCCTACAGCAACCATCACCAAACCCGATCCGGTGCTGGCCGTCGAACGCGCCATTGAGGTCGTCGGCGGGATCACCAGCGCGGCGGCGATGCTCGGCGTTTCCGGGCCGACGGTTCACGAGTGGAAGAGCGGCAAGTCGAAGGTTCCGTTCGTTCGGGCGATCCAGCTTGAGCGACTGTCCTATGGCGCCGTTCGGGCCGAAGAGTTTCGCCCGGACCTCACGAGCGAGATCCAGTACCTGCGCGGCACGAAGCGACAGCGCCGCGCTCACCACGAAGTCGCATGACACACGAACCCACGCTGGCGGTCGGACCGGCGTGTCGTCGCGCTCCGGTGGCGGCTCAACTCCTTTGCCGCCGAACCCCGCGCCGGGCCGGCATCCGTCCATCCCGGCACTCCCGAACACGTCCGCGGCCAGGCCGCGCACCCCTCTGAGACCTCCCGATGGAAGCACCAACACCCGCGTGGATCATGATGGCCAAGACCGACGACGTTGAAATTCGCTTCATGGCGCCCAGGCGCCTCGCCGAGGTGGCCGACGCCATCGCGATCGCGCACAGGAAGAACCGCAGCGAGGTGCTGCTCGAGGTCATCGCGGCATGGGCGGATCAGCAGGTCCATGTCGCCACTCTGATCCATCGCGTCACGCGGGGCACTCCCGGTGCTCCGGACTCCGACCGGAGTGCGACGGAATGAGGTCCGAGGGAAGCGGGGGCCGGCTGCAATGGTCGATCTGCGCGGCGATCGCAGCCGGCCGCGACACGCTGCCGGAGATCGTGCGGGCGCTGTCCGGTCGGCTCGGGGCCTCGATGGTCCCGAAGGCGGTGGCCAACCTTGCGCAGGGCGGCTACCTGCAGCTGGACGACGTCACCTATCGGCTGACCGACAAGGGCCGCGACCTGCTGGGTCCGCGCGCCTCGACCGCCGAGCACGGGGTCTACCGGCCGCCGAAGGCGCCGCCTCGCCGACCCGGCAGCGAGGACTTCCGGTTGGTGCCGAGCTTGTTCGCCGACCGCAGGGTGCTGCCATGCAGGTAGGCCAGAGAGCCGCCACGAAGGCGGAGGCGCTGCGCTGGCTGCGCGAGAACGTCCGAGTGACCGAAGACGGCTGCCGGATCTGGGCTGGCGCGTGTCAGCGTGACGGCTACCCGATCGTCGGGTGGCGGTACAGCAAGGTCAGCGCCCGCAGGCTGCTGATGCAGCTGCTCGGGCACGACATCGACCGCTCGAAGGTCGTCTTCAATGTCTGCGGCGATCGGCGCTGCATGAATCCTGCGCATCTGCGCGTTGGCACCAAGGCCGAGGCCGTCGCGGTGCGTGTCGCCGAGGGCGCGTACCTGAGCGGAGCGCAGCGGTCTCTCCGGTCCGCGATTGGCAAGGCGCGCACCGCCAGGCTGCCGATCACCGAGCGGCACAACGCGCTGCGGCTGCGCGCCGACGGTTGGTCGCTCGCACGGATCGGTCGGCACTGCGGCGTCACCGGCGACGCGGTCGGGCACGCCATCAAGACGTGGGAGCGGGCGCTCGGGCCGGCTGCGTTCTGGAGGGAGGCGGCATAAGCATGGACTGGTTCCGCTGGTATCACGGCGCTGTCACCGACCCGAAGTTCGGCCTGGTTGCGCGCCGAGCGCAGGCCAGCGTCGCCGAGGTCATCGCGTGCTGGGCGTTCCTGCTCGAGCAGGCCAGCGCCGAGGGCGACCGTGGCGTGCTGGGCGATCTCGACTTCGAGTCGATCGACTACGCGCTCGGCATGGACGACGGCAAGGCCGAGCGGATCTTCGAGCAGATGGTCGCACGCGGCCTGATCGACGGGGAAAGCCGGCGGATCAAGTCCTGGGAGAAGCGGCAGCCGAAGCGCGAGCGTCCGGAGGACGACAGCACGGATCGAGTCCGTCGGCACCGCGAAAAGAAACGCCAGGAAACGCCAGCGGACGATGGTGTAACGCCATGTAACGCCAAAAAACGCCTAGAGGAGATAAGAGGAGATAAGAGTAACTCTCTCTCCCTTCGGTCGAGAGAGCAGCGCGCGGGCGCGGGCGAGGACGTCGACGACATCGACAGCGACCAGCCGGACACCGACCCGCCTACCGATGCCGTGGACGATTCGCCAGCCCAGCTGCCGGTCGATCCGAGCGATCCGCCTGCTGACCCGCCGCCTCCTCCGACGCTCGCCGGCCAGGCCTGCCTGCTCCTGCGCCAGGCCGGGGTGCGGCGCGTCAACCCCAGCCACCCGGAACTGCTGCAGCTGCTGTCGCAGGGCGTCACGCCCCGGCAGATGGCCGACCTCGCCGACGAACTGCGCGAGGGTCGAGGAGCACCGCCGCACATGCCCTACCTCATCGCGACGATGGCTGGCCGGTTGAGGGATGCGGCCGCCGGAGGTCACAGCGCAGGCGTGCTGCCGCGAGCCCGCGCCTCTCCGGGTCAGACCCGCATCGAAGCCACGATCGCGAGCCTCACGGGCCGCAACCGAACGACGCAACCGGAGATCATCGATGTCACACCAGCCGCTGCCGCACGCTTGGGTTGAGCGCCTCTTCGCCCGGTTCTCGGCGACTTGGGGCGCGCAACGGCTGGCGACGATGTTCCCGGTCGACTCGCACGCCGATGTCAAGGCATTGTGGGCTGAGCAGCTTGGTCGATTCGAACCGGAGACGCTGCGCGCTGCGCTTCAGTCCCTGACCGACTCCGGTCGAGAGTGGCCGCCAACGCTGCCGGAATTCATTGCCGCATGCCAGCAGGCCGCGGTGGCCCGCCGCCAGCACGCGCCTGCCGCGCTTCTCGACATCCCGCGCGCTTCGCCCGAGGTCGCGGCTGAGCAGCTGGCCAACGTCGAGCGGATCGCATCGGCAGTGAAGCCGCGCAAGGGCCGAGAGTGGGCGCAGAAGATCCTCGACCGCGCTGCCTCGGGCGAGAACGTGCCGATCTGCGTGCGCCAGATGGCCGAGCGGGCGCTCGATCTCGAGGTGACGGCATGACCTGCGCTTCCTGCCTGCACTCCGTCGAGACGATGGACGGCATCCTCTGGTGCTGCCAGTGGGGCAAGCCCGCGCGCAAGACGTGCGCCGACTTCATCTACGAACCCGGAACCGACGCCGATGAACGCCCGGTCGACCCGCCCACTCCGGAAGGCCGGTGAGGTGCCCCGAATGCGAATCATCGAAGACACGGCGCTGGCATGGGGTATTCGAGTTCCGGTGCCTCGGGTGCTGTGCGCGACTGGTCCTGAGCGCACGGCCGTCGAAACCACACGGCGCAGCGCAGCTGGGGGCGATCGAGCACTTCCTGCGCCGCAACCCGGACGTACCGTTCACGACGACGGACGTCCTGGCCGAAGTGAAGAGGCGAGCCGATGCCGAGCGTTGACCTGGAGTTGATCGCGATGGCGTTCGCCTTCGTCGTTGTGGCTTTCGTCGTCGCCGTTGTCGCCACCGCACTTTCGATGCGAGACCCCGATTGAAATCGATCGACTGGATGGCGCGCCAGATTGAGGCCGCGCTTGCCGCGCAGCCGCAGCCCGCTCCGCCCCGGCACAACCCGCGACCGCCGGGCGTGATCCGCCAAGGCTCCGCCACCGACGCGGTGCTCGAGGTCTCGCTCGATCACCCGGGCCGGTTCCTGCGGCATCACGAGATCCTCGATCGGTGCTCGCACTCGCGCGTCGCGGTCGACTGGGCGCTGATCCGGCTGCGCCGCTACGGCCTGGTCGAGGTCATCGGAGATCCGCTGCGCAACACGCGGTACATGCGCTACCGCGCCCGGGCGGACGTGGAGGCCAAGCGTGCCTGACGAACCGGTGATGTCGTTCACGCTGCCGTGGCCGCCGAGCAAGCTCAGCCCGAACGCCCGGCTGCATTGGGCTGAGCGCGCGCGGCTGGCCAAGACGTTCCGCAAGGCGTGCCACCTGACGGCGCTGTCGCAGGGCGCCAGCAGGATCGACGCGCAGCGGCTGGCGGTGCACCTCGTGTTTGTTCCGCCGGACCGGCGCGCGCGCGACTGGGACAACCTGATCGCGAGCATGAAGTCCGGGCTCGACGGTCTGTCGGATGCCATCAGCGTGGACGACTCGCGCTGGCGGCTGTCGTTCGAGGTGGCCGGTGGCGAGATCGGCGGGATGGTCCGAGTCAGGGTCGAGGTGGCGGCATGAGCATCGAGACGGTGGTGTTGCTGTTCTGCGGCGCAGTTGGCGTCTTAGTCGTGGCCGTGGTGCTGCTGCCGTTCTGGCTGGCGGGGAAGGACGACGAATCCCTAGAGGCAGACGGCAGGACGTTCGCGGAGGTCGCCGGAGAGCGGACGCCGGAGATAGTCGAATGAGCCTGACCGCAAAGCAGGAGGCGTTCGCCCAGGCGGTAGCCCGGGGGCTGACGCAAGCCGACGCCTATCGGGAGGCGTTCAACGTCAGTGCGGAGACGAAGCCGGAGACGGTCTACAAGCGGGCGTCGGAGTTGATGTCGAGAGGGGAGATCGCGGGAAGGATCGAGGCTCTCCGGGCTCCGGTCGCGAAGAAGGCGCAGATCACGCTCGAAAAGCACCTCGAAGACCTGATGGTGCTTCGGAACGCGGCGGTCAAGGACAAGAAGTGGGCGGCGGCGATTCAGGCGGAGATCGCCCGGGGCAAGGCGGCAGGGATCTACGTCGAGAAGCACGAACACGGCGGGCCGGGAGGCGGGCCGATCCCGGTGACGAGCGTCCCGGTCGACGTCTACCTTGAAGCGCGAAAGCGGATCCTCGGCGAGTTCTGATGGACGACGAGGCGCGTCGGCTCGCGATCCGGATCGAGGCGCGGGAGGACTTCTACTTCTTCGTCCGGCGGATGTTCCACGCCCGGCGGGGCTTCCGATGGGCTCACAACTGGCACCACGCGGCAATCTGCGACGCCTTGACCCGGGTCTTCCGGGGCGAGAAGAAGCGGCTCGTCATCAACATCCCGCCGCGGTACTCGAAGACCGAGATCGCGGTCGTGAGCTGGATCGCCTGGGCGCTCGGCCACTACCCGGACGCGGAGTTCATCCATACGAGCTACTCGGCGACGCTCGCCTCCTCGAATGCCTTCGCGGCGAAATTGCTCGTCCAGTCGGAGGAATATCGGGACATCTTCCCTGGGGTGCACATCCGGGACGACGCGAAGGCAAAGGCGCATTGGATGACGACCGAGGGCGGGGTCGTCTATGCGACCGGCTCCGGCGGGACGATTACCGGGTTCGGCGCGGGGAAGATGCGGCCGGGCTTCGGCGGGGCGATCATCATCGACGATCCGCACAAGGCGGACGAGGCGGACTCGGACACGGTCCGGAAGGGCGTGATCGACTGGTTTCAGAACACGCTCGAATCGCGGAAGAACTCGCCGGAGACGCCGATCGTCGTGATCATGCAGCGGTTGCACGAGTCGGATCTCGCGGGCTTCCTGCTCGCGGGCGGGAACGGCGAAGCCTGGGAGCATCTCCGGATCCCGGCGATCGGCGAGGACGGCGCGGCGCTCTGGGAGGCGAAGCACGACCTCGCGACTCTCCGGACGATGGAGCGGGCTTCGCCCTACGTCTTCGCGGGGCAGTACCAGCAGCGTCCGGCTCCGCTCGAAGGCGGGGAGTTCAAGCCAGACCGGATCGAGGTCGTCGACGCGGTTCCGGCCGGGACGCGGCTCGTCCGTGCTTGGGATCTCGCCGGGACGAAGGGCGGCGGCGACTGGACCGCTGGCGGGCTCCTCGGCGTCGCTCCTGACGGTCGGTACGTCATCGCGGACGTCGTCCGGGTGCAGGAATCGCCGGAGGGCGTCGAGGCGACGATCCGGGCGACGGCGACTCGAGACGGCGCGGGCGTGACCGTCGCGATTCCGCAGGATCCGGGTCAGGCGGGGAAGGCGCAGGTCCGCGCTCTGACGCGACTCCTCGCCGGGTTCCCGGTCTCGTCGAAGCCTGTCTCCGGGGACAAGGTCACGCGGGCGCGACCGCTGGCGGCTCAGATCAACGTCGGGAACGTGACGCTCGTCCGCGGAGCCTGGAACGCGGCGCTCCTCGAGGAGATGCGGAACTTCCCGAACGGGGCGCACGACGATCAGATCGACGCCCTATCGCTCGCGTTCGACGAGTTGACCGGGGCTTCGACGTCCGTCCTCGACTTCTACGCGGAGCAGGCGCGGGAGGAGGCGGCGCTCCGTTCTGCGACCTCGGAGGTAGCCGGACTGTTCGGATGACGGCACAATTCGGGAAAGAGGCGAACCATGACTATCCCCGTTCAACCCGTCCGCTGTCAGTTCTACGATCAAAGCGCGAGCCCGGTCTCCGGTGCGCGAGTGCGGTTCACGCTGACCGCTCGCGAGGTCTATCAGGGGATCGTCGCGCCGACGGAGACCGAGGCGACCGCCGACTCGACCGGCGAGGTCGTCGTCAGCGTCTTCCCGAATGCGCTCGGCGTCGCCGGGTCGCGCTACCGCGTCACCGCCTGGAATCCCGCGAACGGCGACTCGCTGATCGACGCCTTCGTGGTCGTCCCTGACTCTCCGTGCGACCTGCACTCGATCATCGACGAACCTCCATATCCGGAGGTCGATGCCGCACAGCAGGCTCTCGAAGGCGCACAGGCGGCACAGGCGGCAGCCGAAGCGGCGCGGGATCAGACGCTCGACTTCGGCGCGACATTTACGGTCGAAGCGGATGCGTTGCCTGCTGGAAGCCCTGCAACGGCGACCTACGACCCGCTGACCTACGCGCTGCTGCTCGGCATCCCGGCGGGGCAAAAGGGCGACGACGGGGCTGATGGCGCTGTCGGTCCGGCTGGACCTGCTGGCCCCACCGGACCGCAAGGACCGCAAGGACCGCAGGGTCCAGAGGGTCCGCAGGGCGATCCCGGACCGCAAGGCCCGCAGGGAGTCCAAGGGCCGCAAGGCGACGCCGGACCGACCGGCCCACAAGGGCCGCAGGGCGACACCGGCCCGCAAGGCCCGCAGGGTCCACAAGGGCCGGCCGGTCCTCAAGGCCCGGCGGGCGCTGATTCGACGGTTCCTGGTCCGCAGGGGCCGGCAGGACCGGCAGGACCGCAAGGCCCCGCAGGAGCGGACTCGACCGTTCCGGGGCCTCAGGGGCCACAGGGCGACACCGGGCCGGCAGGCCCGACCGGACCACAGGGACCGCAGGGAGATCCTGGCCCGACGGGGCCGACGGGGCCTCAAGGTCCGCAAGGCGATACAGGGCCGCAAGGACCAGCGGGCCCGACCGGGGCGACTGGTCCGCAAGGCCCCGCCGGCGCGGACGCCACACCAATCGCCGCAATCGGCTACGTCATCGACGGCGGTGGCGCTGCGATCACGGCGGGCGCTCTTCCTGCGACACTGCGCGTGCCGTTTGCGTGCACGATCAACTCGGTCACGCTGCTCGCCGACCAGACGGGCAGCATTGTTGTGGACATCTGGAAGGACAGCTACGGCAACTTCCCGCCGACCGTCGCCGACTCGATCTGCGCGAGCGCGAAGCCGACTCTGAGCAGCGCGGCGAAGTCCGAGGACACGACGCTGACGGGCTGGACGACTTCCATCGCTGCCGGCGACACGCTCAAGTTCAACGTCGATTCGGCGACGACCGTACAGGCGGTCACGCTCATCCTCAAAGTGACGAAGACATGACGACACCTCTGCGCTATGCCGTCCTCGACGCCTCCGGTGTGAAGGTCAACGGCATCCTCGTTGACGACCCGTACCCGCAGTCGTATTGGCCGGGGTACGGCCGCTACATCACTTGCGAATTCGGCGAACCCGATCCGACGCCGCCTGCGGATCTCGACATCCGCGCCGGAGATCGACCGTTCAGCTACCTGCTCGTCAGGCCAACGTCGCGCATGAACAACGGCGACACGATGAACCTCGCGACCGGCGAGGTGACGCCAGCTCCGCAGCCGGAGCCTGACGAATGAGCATCGACGTCAAGGTCTACACAAGCGGGTCAGGCAACTGGACGAAGCCATCGTGGGCCAACATCGTCCGCGTCATCTGCATCGGTGGTGGCGGGGGCGGCGGCGGTGGTGACACCGCAGCGTCTGGCACGGCTGTGTCGGGCGGGGGCGGGGGCGGTGGCGCCTCGCGCAGCGAGCGGTTCTATGACGCTGCTGATCTCGGCTTGACGGAGCCTTATTCGGTCGGCGCTGCGGGGACGGCTGGAACTGCCGGGGCTGGCTCGGGCGGCGGCGCTGGCGGGCAAGGAGGGGCATCGACGTTCGGCGGGAACGTGATGACCACGCTTCAGTATGGGTACGGCGGTGGCGGTGCTTCTGGTGGCTCTGCGACTGCGGTGTCAGGCGGCGGTGGTGGCGCTGGTTTAGCCGGTGCCGGCGGAAATGCCTCTGGTGCCACTGGTGGTGCGGCTGGAGCGAATGGGGGGCTGGCAGGCAGCGCTGGGACGGCTACCCAATCAAATCTTGGCGGTGCAGGCGGTAACACCGGGAACTCCTTTGCTGGAAGTGCTGGGTTTGCATCCATCATCGGAGGTGGCGGCGGTGGCGGCGGCGGCGGGAAAAACGCATCTGCGTCTTATGCCGCTGGTGGCGCGGGTGGTCAATCTCGTGCCGCATCCCTTGACGCAGCCGCAGGTGGCGCAAGCACCGGAGTCGTCAACGGCTACGCAGGCGGCGATGCTCCTCTTGGCTTCGCGGGCGCGGGGGGCGGCGGCGGCGGCGCGAACGCGACGCAAGGCGGAACAGGCGGCGCGGGCGGTTTCCCGGGTGGCGGCGGAGGGGGTGGTGGTGCGTCCCTTGACACAGGTGCAGCAGGCGCAGGCGGCGCAGGAGGCGGTGGCGTGGTCATCGTAATCAGCCAATGACAGCACAATCGCAAGTCAAGGTCACGAAGCTGACCAGCGGGTCCGGCTCGTTCTCGAAGCAGTCGTGGACGCAGTGGGTCCGCCTTGTCCTGATTGGGGGCGGGGGAAGTGGGGGTGGTGGTAACGCCGCAGGAACAAATTACCCCAGAGGTGGTGGTGGTGGTGGTGGCGGGGGCGTTTTGGACCTTACGCTTCCGGCGTCTCGTTTTGGTGGATCCGAAAATTACTCAATTGCTGCCTCCGTAAACGGTGGATCAAATAATCAAGGGAACGGCTCCGCTGGAAACGTCACGACGTTCACGCTTGATAGCGGCACTACGACGCTGACTGCTTATGCTGGCGGCGGCGGGGCAGGAATCGGGCAAGGTGGTGGCGGTGCTGGGCTATCTGGCTCAGGCGTCTCCGCTACTTCCAATAGTGCCGTCGCTGGTGGCGCAAATAATGGGGTTGGTAGCAACACATCTTCAGCCTCTATTCAGGGGGGCGGAGGTGGAGGCTCTGGCGGAGGACCGGCGCCGAGTGCAGGCGGGTCCTCGCCATTTGGTGCTGGTGGGGGAGGTGGCGGTGGCGGTAGTACATCTGTGCCGAACAACGGCAGCGCAGGCGGCGCGTCCCGTGATATCGCAGGCGGCGCAGCAGGCCAGGCCGCAGGAACGGTCAACGGCGGTGCAGGGCTTCCGAGCATGGGCGCGGCACCGGGATCTGGCGGCGGCGGCGGCGCATCTCACGCAACGCTCGCGGGCGTCGGCGGTGCAGGGGGCATTCCCGGCGGCGGTGGCGGCGGTGGCGGTTCTGCGCTGGCTGGCGGCACCGCAGGCGCAGGTGGCGCAGGCGCTCGCGGCGAAATCTGGGTGATCGAGTACGCGGAAGATCCGGGCAGCGGCGGCGTGGGTGGAGTGCGCGGCTACGGGCTGGTGATGGGATAAAGGGCGGCAGATGAACCAACGAGCAGCGAACGGCGGCGGGACCGTCACTCCGATGGAGCAGCAGGGCTTTGTCGCTCGTCTCCGGACGGCGTTTCAGTACGTCTCGACCGGGCGGGCCGACTGGTTCGGGCCGGGCGACCCGATGCCTTCCGTCGCTCCTCCGGATGTCGCGGGCCGGGCGCTCGACTTCCCGACCGGCTATAACCGGAACCTCGCGCCGAGGGCTCTGGAGCCCGTCTCCTTCTCGCAGCTTCGGGTTCTCGCCGACGCCTACGACCTGATGCGGCTCGTCATCGAGACGCGGAAGGATCAGGTCTCGCGGATGGTCTGGAACGTCAAGCCCCGGGACGCGAAGGCGCAGCCGGACGCCCGGTGCGATCGCATCCGGGAGTTCCTCCGTCAGCCTGACCGAGAACACGATTGGGACGTTTGGGTCCGCGCTCTGATCGAGGATATGCTCGTCATCGACGCGGCGACGATCTACCCGCGACGGACTCGGGGCGGGGATCTCTTCTCGCTCGACCTGATCGACGGGGCGACGATCAAGCGGGTCATCGGCTCCGACGGCCGGACGCCGATCGAGGGCCCGGCGTATCAGCAGATCCTGAAGGGCGTCGTCGCCGGAGAGTTCACGCGGGAGGAGATCATCTATCGCGTTCGGAACTGGCGAGCGCACCGCGTGTACGGGTTCTCGCCGGTCGAGCAAGTCATCTCGACGGTCAACATCGCGCTTCGTCGGCAGATTCATCAGCTTCAGTATTACACCGAGGGCAACGTCCCGGAGGCTCTCGTCGGCGTTCCGGAGAACTGGACGGTCGACCAGATCAAGCAGTTCCAAGGGTATTGGGACGAGATCCTCGAAGGAAACACGGCGAAGCGGCGACACGCGAAGTTTGTCCCGGGCGGTCTGAGCTACCAACCGACGAAGGACTCTGTCCTGAAGGACGCCTATGACGAGTGGCTCGCCCGGATCGTCTGCTTCGCGTTCGGGATCTCGGCGCAGCCGTTCGTCAAGGAGATGAATCGGGCGACGGCGGAGACGGCGGAGAACATGGCGAAGGAGGAGGGGCTCGCGCCGGTTCTCGCCTGGGTGAAGTCGACGATCGACATCGTCATCTCCCGGTACTTCGGCGCTCCGGATCTCGAATTCGATTGGGTCGAAGAAGACTCGATCGAACCGGAGATCCGGGCGAAGATCCACAAGGTCTACGTCGACGCGGGCGTCCTGACTCCGGACGAGGTTCGCGAGGAGTTGGGCCGCGACCCGCTGACGCCGGAGGAGCGCGAGAGGATGGCCGCGCAGCGACCTCCGGCTCCGCCGGGCTCGTCCCGTGAGCCTGAAGCCGAAGAGGTCGAGGGGGACGAGGAGGGCGAGGAGAAGGAGGCGGGAGCCTATCTCGGCGACCTCGCGAAGCGGAGGGCCGGACGCCCAAAGCCTTCGAGCCCTGCGCCCATCAACCGGGAGCGCAGGGCTGCGAAACGTGCCGAGGCGGCAATCCGTTCAGCTACTGAGACCGCATTCGCCGAGGTTCTCGACGAGGCGATCGCGGCGACTTCCGAGGTCGGGAAGGCGGCGAACGACGCGGACCGGATTGCGGCCGCGCTCCGGCTCGCCGGGTTCGAGAAGCTCGCCGAGACGCTCGCCGGGATCTTCGAGGATCTCGTCCGCGACGCGGGCCGGGAGGCTCTCGTTCAGATCGACGTCGAGGACAGGCGGATCGTCGAACTCGTCAACGTCAAAGCGGTCGAGTGGGCGCGGACCCACGCGGCGGAACTCGTCGGAATGCGGTGGGTCGACGGCGAACTCCGGCCGAACCCAAACGCGGCTTATCGGATCGACGAGGTCACGCGGTCGAGCGTTCGGTCGCTCGTCACGCAGGCGATCGACGGCGGATGGTCGAACGACCGGCTCGCCGACGAACTGCGCGGGGCGTATGCCTTCTCGAAGGAGCGGGCGGACCTGATCGCGGTGACGGAGACCGCGTTCGCGGACGTCGCCGGGAACATGATCGCCTACGAAGAGTCGGGGGTCGTCAAGGAAAAGCGGTGGATCATCGGCTCGCAGGAGAAACTCTGCGAGGTCTGCTCGGAGAACCATCAGCAGGGGCCGATCCCGTTCTCGAAGTCGTTCGCGTCCGGTCATATGGCCCCCCCCGGGCACCCTCGTTGTCGTTGTGACCTCTTGCCGATCACCGATTCGGAGACCGGGCGTCGTCTGCGTCGGCTACCCGCTGGCTAGCCAACTGACCGGGCCTAGCACATAATTCGCCTCATGGAGCAGAGCAAGATGGAGATCGGGGTCTACCTGATCAAAAATGAGGCTACCGGCAAGGTATACGTCGGCTCGTCCTCTTGTCTTTCAAAGCGGCTGTACGAGCATCGTCGCTTGCTCCGGAAGGGTCAGCATAGGAACCGGCATCTTCAGAGTGCGTGGAACCTTGATGGCGAGGGGTCCTTCCGCTTTGAGGTAGTCAGTCGCTGCTCGACGGTCGAAGAGTCCCTCGCAGTCGAGAAAGACCTGATCCTGTCGATGGCATCTCACTTGCCTTGCAATGGGTACAACGTCAGCACGAACCCGGACAATTCAAAGCTCGGGGTGAAGCTGACGCCGGAGCAACGGAAGGCGATCGGCGATTCGAAGCGCGGGAATCAGTACAGGCTCGGCGCGGCGCTGCCGGAAGACGTAAAGGCTAGGATCAGCCAGAAGCTGAAGGGTCGGCCTCTGAGCGATGAAGTGAAGCGCAAGATGTCCGTGTCCCGGATCGGAAAGCCGAAGTCTGCTGAATGGGTTGCGAAGATTCAGGCGGCTCGCGCCAAGACGTTCGCGGCAAAGAAACTCGGGGCAATGCTCCAGGCATAAAGGAGAGCGGAGTGAAGATTTACGCGCCGATCACGAAGATCGAAGACAGGGATGACGGCACCCTGTTTGTCGCTGGCGTTGCCTCTGCGGAGTCCGTCGACAGTCAGGGTGAGGTGATCACGGCGGACGCCATGAAAGCTGCATTGCCCGACTTCTTCAAGCACGGAAGCGGGAACCTTCGGGAAATGCACCAGATGGTCGCGGCTGGCCGGGTTGACAAGGCCGAGGTCGGAGACGACGGCAAGACCTACATCGAGTGCATCGTGGTTGATCCTGTTGCGGTCAAGAAAGTTCAGACCGGGACGTACAAAGGCTTTTCTGTTGGCGGGCGAGCCTTGAACAAGAGCGACGGGGTGATCAGCGCGTTGCGTCTCACGGAAATCTCGCTGGTCGACCGGCCTGCGAACCCGGATTCGGTCATTTCCGTCTGGAAGGCCGACGCGGACTCCGATCAGGCTCCGGGCGGCGGCGCGTCGTCCGAAGGGGCGGGGGCTTCCTCGCCGTCGCCTGAAGTCTCGCCCGCTTCGGCTACCTCGGAGGACGCCGTCGCGAAGGCGGCGGAGGTCGTCATCGCGAAGTACGCCGAGGGTGACGAGGTCTGGGACGCTTCCCGGGCGATCGACGCCCTCTCGACCGTGATCGGGCTGATCTACCGCGAAGGGCAGGAGGGCGAAGCGGCGCAGGTCGAGATGCTTCGCCGGGCCGCGACCGCGCTGAAGGAGTTCATCGCCTCCGAGATCTCGGAGACGGCGGCGGATCACTCCGGCGAGCGGGTCGCGATGGGCGAGTCGAACGTCGACATCCTAAAGGCGGGCGCTCGGTACTCGAAGACGACGAAGTCGATGCTCGCGAAGGTTCACGGGATGATCCGCGACGCCGAGAAGGCGATGGCCGAGATGGGCTACGAAGACGCCGAGGAAGACGACGCCGAGAAGGCGGAGGGCGTCGACGACGTCGCGAAGGCTGCGGATGCGCTCGCGAAGGCGGAGTCCGATCTCGCGAAGGTCTCGGCGGAGCGCGACGACCTCGCGAAGCGTGTCGCCGAACTCGAGGCGCAACCCAAACCCGCGAAGGCGGCGACGACCGCGATCGAGAAGTCGGAGGACGTCAAGGACGGACTCGCCTCCCCGGTCTCGTCGCCGGACCCGAATGATCCGCTCTCGATGTTCAAGGCTGCGCTCTCGCGGCCGATCCTCGTCGGCGGAAACCCGATCAGCCAGCCGTCCTCGGCGAACTGAGAAAGCCCGAAGGGGCGGAATCTCTCTCTAACGGAGTGGAATTTATGAGCACCCAACAGACCATCGAACTGCTGAAGGCGATGCAGCCGACGCAGCTTGCCGAGGACATCGCGAAGTCCTTCTCGCAGGCTACCGGACTCGTCGCGTACGACCTGCAACCGGCCGCGAAGACGCTCTACCCGGTCCTGACGCCTCTGCGGAACGCGATCCCCAGGGTCAGCGGCGCGGGCGGCACGGCGACGAACTGGAAGCAGATCACGGCGATCAATACCGCGAACCTGCGCCCGGGCGTCTCGGAAGGGAACCGTGGCGGCGTGATCGCTGACGCGGTCGCGGACAAGACTGCGGCCTACAAGGGTCTCGGTCTGGAGAACTTCGTCAGCTACGAGGCGGACTATGCCGCGCAGGGCTTCGACGACGCTCGCGCTCGCGCTTCGCAGTCGCTGCTGAACTCCCTGATGATCCAGGAGGAGCAGGTGATCCTGGGCGGTAACAACTCGCTCGCCCTGGGCACGACTCCGACTCCGTCGGCGACCGGCGCGACGACCGGCGGCTCGCTCGCGAACGCGACCTACAACGTGCATTGCGTCGCCCTGACCCACGCGGCGTGGAAATACGGTTCCGTCTCCGGCGGTCTCGTCCTGACCGCGACCCGCACGAACGCGGACGGCTCGACCGATACCGTGAACAGCGGCCTCGCGCAGAAGTCCGCCGCGGCGACCGCGACCGTCGCCTCCGGCTCGACCGGCTCGATCGCTGCGAGCGTGACTCCGGTCTCCGGTGCCGTCGCTTATGCCTGGTTCTGGGGCACCTCCGGGAGCGAACTGCTCGGCGCGATCACGACCATCAACTCGGTCAACATCACGGCGACCGCGACCGGGACGCAGAACATCTCGGCGCTGCCGTCGGCCGATCATTCCCGCGATTCGCTCGTCTTCGACGGGATCCTGACGCAGTTGTTCACGAGCGGTTCGGGCGCGGTCATCTCGACGCTGGCGACCGGGACCGCCGGGACCGGCACGGCGCTGACCTCGGACGGCGCGGCCGGGATCACGCAGATCGAGGCGGTCCTCGCGTCGTTCTGGGACAACAGCAAACTCGGCCCGGATGTCATGTGGATGTCCGCCCGGACGATGACGGCGATCAACAAGCTGGTCATCGCGAACGGCGGCGCTCCGCTGATCCGCTTCAACATGGACAACGGCGGCAACCAGTCGATCGCGGCCGGAGCGGTCATCGGTTCGTACTTGAACAAGATCACGAACCAGCAGATCGCGATCCGCGTCCATCCGGATATGGCGGACGGGATGATCATGTTCTGGTCGAACACCGTTCCGTATCCGGTCTCGAACGTCGGCGCTCTCGTCCAGATGAAGATGCGCCAGGACTACTACCAGATCGAGTGGCCTCGTCGCTCGCGCAAGTACGAGTTCGGAGTCTACTGCGACGGTCTGCTTCAGCACTACTTCCCGCCCGCGTTCGGCATCCTGCGGAACGCTGCGGTGTAACGGGTCTCCTTGTGTCGGGCGTCATCTTCCCGGGGCTTCGGCCCCGGGCTTTTTCCCGACACAATCATCTACCTGCGAGGCGGAATAAGTGAGCAAGACGGTGAGGGTCAAGAGAGACGGCGTCTCGTCGTTCTCTTTCGAGGGCGAGGAATACCGGGCCGGACGCGACGGTTCGATCGAGATCCCGGTCGAGGCGATCCCGGCGGCGGTCGAACTCGGGATGACGGTCGTCGAGCGGCGCAGGAAGGCCGACGACGGCTCGAGTGAGTAACCGATGCCGCTGACGACGCTCGCGAAGGTCAAGCAGTTCGGGCAGATCGACTCGGTCGAGGACGATCTCCTGCTGACGCGGATGATCGACTCGGCGACCGCTGAGATCGAGTCCTATTGCTCGCGCTCGTTCGCCTCCGCCGCTCGAGCGGAGGTCCGCGACGGGACGGGGACGCGGCGGCTTTCGATGCGCCACTTCCCGATCACGGCGGTCGCCTCGCTGACGATCAACGGGCAGGTGATCGCGCCGCGGCCGACGCCGACGGCGTACGGGTACACGTTCGACGACTATCAGATCCGGCTGACCGGCTACGTCTTCGAGGAGGGCGTCGACAACGTCGAGGTCGTCTACACCGCGGGGCTCGCGACGATTTCGGAGGATCTTCAGCAGGCTTGCGCGGAGTTGGTCGTCACGAGGTACAAGGCGCGGGACCGGATCGGCGTCTCGTCGAAGTCGCTCGCGGGCGAGTCGATCTCGTTCGTCGTCCAGGAGTTCCCGGATTCGGTGATCGGCGTCCTCGACCGCTATCGCATGGTGATCTCGCCGTGATCGAGGTCACCGTCCCTGACGCGGAGAAGCTCGAGCGCGATCTCGGGATGACGCGGGCGCAGTTGCTCGCCGACCTGAAGCGCGAGGTCCGGAAGGTTGCGACCGACGTCTCCGCGACCGTGAAGGACCGGAAGCTGTCGGGTCAAGTCCTGCGCGTTCAGACCGGCCGGCTCCGCCGCTCGGTGAACTACCGGACGACCGAGACCGAGACGGGAGTCGAGGCTCTCGTCGGCACGAACGTATCCTATGGTCGAACGCACGAGTTCGGGTTCTCGGGCGAGGTCGGCGTGAAGGCGCACCTCCGGAGGGTGAGGCAGGCATTCGGGCGGAAGCTGAAGAAGGTGAAGCAGGTCTCGGTGCGGGCTCATTCGCGGACCGTGAACCTCCCGGAGCGGTCGTTCCTACGGTCCTCGCTGCGTGAGATGCGGACGGAGATCGACAGTCGGATCGCTCGCGTCGTCGCCGATTCGATCGTTCGCCGGAACGGTGGCGCGTCGTGAGCCTGACCCGCGAGACCTATTACGGGGAACTGGCGAACCGGCTCCGGGCGATTCCCGGGATCCGGACGTTCTCGCGTCGTCTGCTCCATGTGAACGAGGTTCCGGCGGCGCAGCAACCGGCGCTCTTCTTGGCGCAGACCTTCCAGCGGCCGACGTATCAGCCTGGCCGGACGATCATCTGGGAACTCGGCGCGGACCTCTATCTCTACGTCCGCGATCCGAAGGGCGCGACGCCCGGCGTCCTGATGAATCCACTCATGGACGCTCTCTGCGCGGTCTTCGCGCCGGACAACCTGAACGTCAACGCCTGCACGTTCGGCGGTCTCTGTCACCGGGTCGAACTCGGACCGATCGAGACGGACGAGGGCACGATGGGCGAGCAGGCGATCGCAATCCTCCCGGTGACGATGGTCGTCGTCGGTACTCCAATCTGATTCTGAAGGGGAAGCACAATGGTTATCGCTGCCGGACTTTTCAAGCAACTCGCCTACAAGGTCGAGAGCGCATACGGGACCGCTCCGGGTCAGTCCGGCGGGCAGGTTCTCCGCCGGATCGAGTCGACGATTGATCTCGCGAAGGAGACCTACGCCTCGAACGAGAAGCGGACGGACTTCCAGATCGCGGACTTCCGTCACGGCGTCCGTCGGGTTCAGGGGTCGGTCAACGGCGAACTCTCCGCCGGAACGTGGAAGGATCTCTTCGGCGTCCTCCTGAAGCGCGACTTCGCGGCGGTCACGGCGATCTCTGCGGTCGGTCTGACGATCGCCGGAACCGGGCCGACGTACACGGTCACCCGGGCGACCGGCTCCTTCCTGACCGACGGCGTCAAGGTCGGCGACGTCGTCCGTCTCTCGGTCGGCTCGCTGAACGCGGCGAACCTCTCGAAGAACCTTCTCGTGGTCGACATCGGATCCGCGACCGTTCTGACCGTCCTCCCGCTGAACGGCGTCGCGCTCGTCGCCGAGGGGCCGATCAGCGGGTGCACCGTCACCGTCGTCGGGAAGAAGACCTTCGTGCCGACGACCGGGCACACGGACAGGTCGATCGCGTTCGAGCATTGGTACTCGGACCTTGTGCAGTCGGAACTCTTCCTCGGCTGCAAGATCGGTCGGGCGGCGATTCAGCTTCCGCCGACGGGGATCGCGACGGCGAACTTCGAGGTGATGGGTCAGGATCTCGCGGATACGAGCGCGAAGCGCGGCGGCGTCGCGGCGACGTCCCAATACTTCACGACGCCGACGGCGGCGACCTCGACCGGCTCGCTCGCGGCGGTCAACGGCGTCCTGCGCGTCGCCGACACGACGATCGCGACGATCACCGGACTCTCGATCGACGTCGCGGCGAACTACACCGGGGATCCGGTCGTCGGCTCGAACGTCGTGCCGCAGATGTTCCCGGGGCGGCTCGTCGTGACGGGGCAGTTCACGGCGTACTTCGACTCGGTCACGCTGCGCGATGCGTTCGTGAACGAGACGGAGATCAACCTCGCTGCGGCGTTCACGGCGGACAACTCGGCGGCGGCGGACTTCCTGACGTTCGTCCTGCCGCGGATCAAGGTCGGCGGAGCGGCGAAGGGCGACTCCGACGGCGGTCTCGTGCAGACGTTCCCGTTCCAAGCGTTGTTGAACACGGCGGGCGGGACCGGCGTCAAGACGGAGCGGACGACGATCAGCATTCAGGATTCACAGGGATGAGCGTGAACTGGAGGCCGGTCCCGGGTACTGGCGGTCTCTACGAGGCGAGCGACCAAGGCGAAGTTCGGTCGCTCCCTCGGACGATTCACAAAATGAATCGATGGGGCAAGGTTTCCCCGGTTCGCCTTGAAGGTGCGGTCTTGCGATCGTGGAAAGGCGCGTCGGGGTATCTCACCGTCTACCTGTGCTTTGACGGGAAGCGCACGGCGATCAACGTGCATCGGGTGGTTGCAATGGCCTTTCACGGGACCAGAGAAGGTCTCGACGTCAATCACATTGACGGGGACAAGATCAACAATCGCCCTGAAAATCTGGAGTGGTGCACGAGATCGGAGAACATGCGTCACGCTCTAGCCACGGGCCTGATGGCGGCGGTCCGGGCGGTTATCGCGACTCCGAAGGAGGGCGGTGAAACTCTGAGCTTCGCCTCGTCGAAAGACGCGGCGATCGCCCTTGGTGGCGTTGGCAAATGGGGAAATATCAAGTCCGCGCTTTGCGGCCAGATCCCAAGCGCCTACGGCTACCGTTGGGCATACGATTCCCAGGCGTAAGCCTGACAACCGGCACCGACTCGCCGCTCGTCTCCACTCGCAGGTGGAGCGGGCGGCGGGCACGGGCAAATTTCTACCTGCGAGGCAATATGGAAAGCATCACCGAGGGTTTCGATCTTGCGTCCGTCGAGGACGTCGAGTCGGCAGAGGTTCAACTGAAGCGGAACGGGCAACCGTTGCCGATCTTCGTGACGATCGCCGGGCCGGAGCATCCGAAGCGGAAGCGGTTCGCGTTCGAGAAGCAGCGGCGGATCCGGAAGCAACTCGCGAAGACGGGCAAGGTCGAGTTCGGCGATCCGGCCGAGGACGAGGCGGAGGAGAACGACCTCCTCGCCGACTGCGTCCTGTCCTGGCGCGGCGTCCTGATGAACGGCGTCCCGGTGCCGTGTCGTCGAGATTCGGTCCTGGCGATCTTGCAGGACAAAAAGCGGGCGTGGTTCCGGAAGGCGATCAAAGAGGCGTTCGACGACGCCGAGGCTTTTACGCAGGTCTCCGCGGGCGTCTGATCGAGTTCGCCTCGATCGAGGCGGATCTCGCGCAGAGGCAGGGCGACGGGGCGACGCTCCGGACGCATCTGCAACGTGCGGCGGAGACGGGGAGGGTCGACGAGCGACTGTTCAACTCCTGCCCGAAGGGCGCGGAATCGCTCTGGTCTGCGTTCGGTCAGATCGGTCGATCGCGTCCCTCCGGGTTCGGCGTCGCGCCGATCTCGCTCGTCGAGATTGAGTCGTGGCAACGCCTCTTCGGCGTGACGCTGACACCCTGGGAGATCGACACCATAATCGAGGTCGACGCGGTCTTCGTCGGCCGCGCAGCAGCGTCCAAGGGGAAGTAGGGATGAACGGCGTCGTCAGCGAGATGTTGATCCGGATCGCGGCCGATACCGCGCAGCTTCGGTCGGAGATGAACGAGGCGAAGCGGGCGGTCGGCGACGGGTTCGACGATATGAAGGCGGCGGGCGCGAGCCTTCGGACCTCGCTCATCGGCATCTTCGCGGCGATCGGCGTCGGGCAGCTTGCGAAGCAGTTCGTCGAGGTCGCGGACGCGATGTCGCAGATGAATGCGCGACTGAAGCTCGCGACGTCGTCGAGCCAGGAGTTCCGTCAGGCGCAGGCGGACATCTACCGGATCTCGCAGCAGAACTCGATCGGTCTCGAGGAGGTCGCGTCGCTTTACACGAAGCTGAACGACCCGGTAAAGCGACTCGGCGGATCCGCGAAAGAGACCTCCGCGATCGTCGAGTCCTTCTCGCTCTCGCTGAAGGTCGGCGGCGCGTCGGCGCAGGAAGCGAGCGCGGCGACGCTTCAGTTCGCGCAGGCGATGGGCTCCGGGAAACTCCAGGGCGACGAGTTCCGCTCGATGGCGGAGGCGTCGCCGCGGTTTATGAAGGCTCTCGCGGACGGGATGGGCGTCCCGGTCGAGAAGCTGAAGGAGATGGGGAGTGAGGGGAAGCTGACCGCAGACGTTGTCGGCAATGCCCTGATGAAAGCCCTTGGGGACCTCCGGCGAGAGTCGGAGTCCCTCCCGGATACGGTTTCCGGAGCGTTTACCAGAATCAAGAACGACGTCTTCGTTGCGGTCGGCGAGTTGAACGAGAACTCGGGGCTCACGCTCGGGATCGCGGGTCTGGTCGAGTACGCCCGGACCGACCTCCTCCCGGTCATCAAGGACGAACTCGCCGGAGCCTTCGCGGCGGTCGCCGACTGGATCGGCCGGAACGAGGAGATGCTCGGCTTCGTCTGGTCTCAGGCGAAGGGCGTCCTCGGCGAAGCGTGGGAGATCGCGAAGACGATCGGCGGATGGATCGGCTTCCTCGTCGAAGCCCTCCGTCTCGGCGAACTCCTCGGGGCGTTCCTCCTCGGCGTCCGGGTTACGGTCGCGGGGGTCAAGGACGGCGTGACGCTGATCGCGGCGGGCTTCGCGCAGATGGGATCTCTGATCCTTCAGATGGTTCTCTCGCCGCTGCAACTCGTTCTTCAGACCTCCGCGATGATCGCGGGCGTCTTCGACAAGGATCTCGCGGAGAAGATCCGTGGCGTGAGCGCAACGGTCGACCAGTTCGCGAGCGCGGGCTCGAACTACGCGAAGGGCGTCGTCGCGGACTTCGCGGCCGGGAAGTCGAGCGTGATGGCGCTCGCGAACGAACTCGTCGGGGCGACCGGGAAGACGAACGAGTCGACCGAGGCGCAGAAGAAGCACGGCGACGCGGCGAACGGCGCGGCGACCTCCTTCGGGACGCTGAAGTCGAAGATCTCGGACAACTCGGAGGAGCAGAAGAAGGCGGCGAAGGAGGCGGAGAAGGCGAAGGCGGAATACGACAAGCTCATCAAGTCGATCAGCGACAAGACCGGGCTCCTGATCGCGGAGACGCAGCAGACCGAGAAGCTGACCGACGGGCAGAAGACCGCGCTGAAGGTCATGCAAGACATTCAGGCGGGGACGCTGAAGCTGACCGACGAGCAGAAGCGGAACCTCGCGACCGCGCTGGAGCAGTACCTCCAGCAAGAGAAGTCGAACAACGCGACGAAGGAGGCGAACGACCTCTCGAAGAAGCGGGCCGAGGAGTTGAAGAAGACGACCGACGCTCAGATCGCGGAGGCGTCGAAGCTGATCGAAGGGAACCGGGCGCTCGAAGAGCAGAACCTGAAGCTGAAGATCGGCGACGCAGCCTTCCGCGATCGGCAGATCGCGCTCCTGAAGACCCGGGCCGACGAACTCGAATGGCAGGCGGCGCTCGACGACGGGAACGCGGCGCTGATAGCGCAAGCAAAAGCCCTCCGCGAGCGGGCCGGTCTACTCGAAGAGGGCGGCGTCCTCGAAGCGGCGAAGAAGACGGCCGACGAGTGGCAGAAGACGGCCGACTCGATTCAGGAGGGGCTGACCGACTCCCTCTTCCGGGCGGCGGAGAACGGGAAGGGCTTCTTCCAATCCCTGAAGGACGGGATCAAGGGGATGTTCAACAACCTCGTCCTGAAGCCGATCATCAACGCGGTGATGAAACCGATCGCTGGCGGGATTTCGTCGCTCCTCTCTGGCGGCGCGAGCGCGGCCGGAGGCGGAGGAGGCGACGGTGGTCTCGGCGGGATCGGAAGTCTTCTCTCGTCGGCCGGGAGTCTCTTCGGGGCTGGCGGGCTCTCCGGCTCGCTGATGGCGGGCGCGGGTTGGCTAACCGGCGCGACGTCGTTCACCGGGGCGCTCTCGGCGGCGGGCTCCCTGATGGGGACCGGGACGCTTGGCGGGATGATGTCCGGTCTCGGGATGGCGGCTGGCGCTCTCGGGCCGATCGCTCTCGGCGTGATGGCGGTCATGTCGTTGATGAAGAAGGGCGGCGGGCCGAAGTCCGGCGGGCAGTCGATCATGGAACTGACCGGGGGGATCTCGTCGATCTCGGCGCTGCAATCGATGCGGGTCTCGGACGGCGGGAGGTACATCTACACGCCGGATTCGGACGATGCTCGGGTGTCTCCGGTGACCCGGGCGGCGGTCTCGGCGATCCAGGACATGTCGCAGTTGTTCGGGATTGCGACCGCGAACATGACGCTCGGGATCGGCTACGACACGGACCCGCGAGGGAAGGCTCCGACGCGGATCTCGTCGTTCGCGAGGGTCGGCTCCGAGCAGGGCGAAGGATCCTGGCTCTCCTGGAATCGCGAGATCGATCCTGCGAAGTTGCAGGAAGAACTCGCCGACGAGATGCAGCGAGTGATCATCCAGGGGCTGATGTACTCGGATCTTCCGGAGTCGATCGCCGAGATTTTCTCGGACATCAATCCGGTCGATTCTTCGATCGACGAGATCAAGGTGGCGCTTGAGGCGGCGCAGGCACTCGGGATGAGTGTGAAGCAGTTCGGCGACGCGGTCCGGATGATGCCGTTCGAGAACCTGAAGGGGCTTTCGTTCGATGCGGCGGCGGGGCTCGTAAAGCTCGCGGGCGGGATCGAGAATCTGCTGAACCAGCTTCAGACCTACTACCAGAACTTCTACTCGGCGACGGAGCAGGCGGGGATCGCGGCGCAGCAGTCCCTGAAGCTCCTCGAAAGCGTCGGGATCTCGTCGTCGAACGTCGAGACGCGGCAGGAGTTCCGGGCGCTCTTCGAGAGCCTGAACGCGAACACGGAGCAGGGGCGCGAGCAGATCGCCGCGATGCTTCAGGTCGCGGGCTCGATGGCTTCGGTCTTCTCGTTCCTCGAACAGCAGGGGAAAGAGACCGGGATCGAGTCGATTCAGGAGTTGGTCGCGAACTCTCCGCAGGTGACGGTCCTCGAAACGATGCTGACTCCGGCGGCGGCGACTGCGGCATCGACGGCGGCGATCGCGGACTCCTCGGATCGCTCCGCGAAGTCTCTGGAGAAGATCGAGTCGGCGGTCGTCGAGCAGAACGCCTCCTCGAAGGATGTCTACGGTCAGATGGTCGAGGCGGTCGGCCTGATGCAGAGCGCGACGCAGACGATGGTGCAAGCCGGGAGCGCGATCGTCTCGGCGTCGAACCAACTCGCGACGGCGGCGGGGCGGCTCTCTGATTCGGTCGCGCTGATGGAGTCGCAGCCGACCTATTCCAACGACATCGGGGCGGCGTAATGGCTCAGATCGTACTCGCGGAGATCGAGGCATACGACCCGGGGATCTCCGGGACGCGGATCCTCCGATACGGGACGCAGGGCTTCGTCACGAGCGGGCGGAACCTCCTCCCGTTCTCGGAGGACTACGGCAACGCGGATTGGACGAAGACGAACGTCACGCTGACCTCCGGGCGACCCTCCCCGGTCGGCGACGCCGGGGCGTACACGGTCACGGACTCGGACGCGGCGAACTTCGGAGTGCTTCAGCGGGCCGGGACGACGACGGTCGCCGGAACGACCTACTGCGTCTCGTGGTTCGTGAAGAAGGACTCGATCGGGCGGGCGACTCGATTCCCTCTGCTTCGCCTCTCCTTCGGCTCCGGGGGTGTCGCGGGCCGGGCGGAGATGTCCTTCGACACGGCGACCGGCGAGAGCAGTCCGACGTCGATCAACGGAACCGGAACGACGACCCTCGTCGCCTCCGGAGTGACGGACGAAGGCGACTGGTGGCGGGCGTGGATCGCCGCGTCGAACACGGTCGGGACGACGGCGAACGCGACGCTCTTCCCGGCGCTCGGGGCGAGTGCGTCGTGGGTGACGAGCGTCTCGGCGACCGGGAGCATCGACGCTTGGGGCGCTCAGTTCGAGCCCGGATCCTCGCCGACGCCCTACGTCCAGACGATCGGGACGGCGGCGACCGACTTCCTCTTCTACGAAGGGCGGATCGAGCAACCGGCGAACGTCCGGCGCGAGGTCTTCGCCGGAGGTCGGACGTTCGGCCGGACTCAGATCGGTTATGGCGACCTCGTCCTTGTGAACAACGACGGCGGTCTCGACGGTCTCCTCGGCTACTCGTTCTCGGGTCGTCGGATCACGATCCGGTACGGGGTCGTCATGCCGTGGAATCGCGGACGCCCGACTTGGGTGACGGTCCTTCAGGGGGCGATGGAGCAGGTCGAACTCTCGTGGCAGCGGGTGACGGTCCGGGTCCGGGACAAGCAACTCGACATTGCGCAACCGCTTCAGCAAACCCGGTACGCCGGGACCGGCGGCATGGAAGGCGGAGCGGAGATCGACGGAAGGCCGAAGCCATTGATCTTCGGGAAGGTCTTCAACATCGCTCCGCCGATGGTCGATCAGGCGCGGAACATCTTTCAGATTCATTCCGGCGGTCAGGTCGTCTCGGTCGACGGCGTCTTCGATCGCGGCGTTCCGCTGACTGCCGGGGCGGCTTACTCGTCGCTGGCGGACATTCAGGCGAACGCTCCCTCGGCGGGGCAGTATCGGGTCTGGAACGACGCGACGGCGGGGTGCTTCGTCCGCGTCGGCGTCTCCTCGACCGGGCCGACCGGGACGGTGACGGTCGACGCGACGCAAGGCTCCTCGCGGACCGTCGGCGACCTCTTCACGGCGGTCTTGACGAAGGCGGGCGTCCCGGCGGCGAGCATCTCCTCGGCGGACGTTGCCGCTCTGAATTCGGCGGCGTCTTACGAAGCGGGCGTTTACGCGGCGCACAATACGGACGCGACGGCGATCACGCTGCTCGATGAACTCGTCGCGTCCGTCGGCGCGTGGTACGGGGCCGACGCGAGCGGGACGTTCAGGATCGGCCGCATCGAAGTCCCAACGGGGGACGCGGTCGGCGAGATCTCCGCGACCGAGATCATCGCGATCGAGCGGGTGGCGTCCCGGGATCCGGGCGTCGGCGTTCCGGCGTGGAAGGTCAAGGTCGGATATCAGCGGGTTCAGTTCGTGCAGACCGACCTCGCGGCGACGGTCTCGAACGACCGGCGGGCGTTCGTCTCGTCGGAGTATCGGCGGGCGACGGCGGAAGACGCGACGGTCAAGACCGCGAACCTTCTCTCCCCGGAGATCAGCTTCTCGACGCTCCTCGCCTCGAAGGCGGACGCATCGGCGGAGGCGTCCCGGCTCCTGATGATCTACAAAACCCGGAGGGACATCTATCAGTTGACGGTCCGCGTCGACGCGGCGCTCGCGTCCGCGCTCGACATCGGGAAGATCGTCACGCTTCGGGTCAATCGCTTCGGGATGTCGTCCGGGAAGAAGTTCCTCATCATCGGGCTTCGGACGAACCTCCGTGGCTATCAATTCGACCTGACCCTCTGGGGCTGAGATATGGCGAACATTTTCATCGCGTGGCAGAACCGGGTCGACGACGGAACCGTCTCGGGCGGCTCGTGGCTCTCGTCGAATCCGCTGACGAACGTGCAGAACCGGCAAGTTCAGAAGGTCGCCCGGTCGACGAACGCGGCGAACTCCTCGACGAAGTTCGACCTCGACCTCCTGACGCAGCAGACGATCGGCGTCTTCGCGCTCGTCGTTCACAACATCAGTTCGACCGGGAAGATCCGGATCTCGGCGTCGAACGACTCGACGGCATACAACAACATCGTTGCCGATCCGAACAACATCGCGGCGACGAGTTGGACGAAGGTCGGCATCGACCCGCTTCCGAACGCGACCGTCGCGCCGGACGGGACGACGACGGCGGCGATCGTCCGCGAGGACGCCTTCAACGGGCAGCACTTCGCGCAGCAGAGTCTCGGGACGTTCTCGGGGGCGCGGTTCGTCGAGGGCTGGATTAAGGCGGCGGGGCGGACGAAGGGGGAGCTCCAGATCGTGGGCGTTGGCGGGACGGCGGCGATTACGTTCGACCTCGCTGCGAAGACGATCACCTCGTCGAGCGGCGCGGCGATGATGACGGAACACGCGGACGGATGGTTCAAGATCACGTCGTCGGCGAATTTCACCTCGGCGTCGATCAGCATCCAGTTCCAGATCTTCGACGACGCCGGGAACGCGAGCTATACCGGGAACGGATCCTCCGGATTCGCGACCTGGGGCTTCCGGTCGGCGGGCGGAAGCGGGCTCGCGGCCGATTCGGGATGGGTCGACGTTTGGCCGTCCGGCGTGATCCCGACGGATCTCCTTGAGTGGGAGGACGATAATTTCTGGCTCGGGACGATCTCGGCGCAGGCGCGGGCCGGATTCCAGAGTCCGTTCATCTGGCGGCTTCCGTCGCTGGCGCTCGCTCGATACTGGCGGTGCGAGATTTTTGACTCGTCGAATTCGGACGGGTATGTGCAGATCGGCCGGGTCTTCCTCGCTCGAGGCTGGACGCCGTCGGTGAATTTCAGCTACGGGGGCGGTCTCGGCTACCAGGATCCGACGCCGGTCCTGACCTCACTCTCCGGCGCGGAATACTTCGACGTTCGCTCAAAGTTCCGCGTGATGACGTTCGAGTTGCAGTACATCTCCGATTCGGAGGCGTACAACTATGCGCTTGAGTTGCAGAGGCTCGCGGGAGTCTCGGGAGAGGTTCTCGTGATGCCCGACGGCGGGTCGGACGCGGGGACGCAGCCGCTCCGGTCGTTCGTCGGCCGGATCCGGCAGGCGGGCGCGGTCGTGCAAACGAAACCGACGGCGTACACGGTCAACTTCGAGATCAAGGAATTGCTCTAAATGGCAAGCGTTACTTTTCCGACCGGCCTCGGCGGAGACGGGTCGACGGTCTCTGATGATGCGAACCCGCTGACTGGCCTGGCAAACGGCGGGCATCGGTCGCGGTTCGTCCCGGCGCTCGCGCAGATGGTCGCGGTCGCCAACGGCGGGGTGTCGCAGTCTCAGGCGGCGCGGGACGCTGCGATCGCCGCGCAGAACAACGCGCAGGGGTTCGCGAACGACTCGGCGGCAAGCGCGGCGACTGCGTTGGCTGCACCGGGCACAACGGCGACCAGCACCTCCAGCATCACTATCGGCACCGGCTCCAAGACGCTGACGCTGGCACAGACCGGCAAGACGTTCGTGGTTGGGATGTACGTCCAGATCGTCAACACTGCCGACACGACGCGGTGGTTGCTTGGCGCGATCACTGCGTTCAACCCGACGACCCGGGTGATGACCGTCAACGTCATCGCAACCGGCAACAGCGGGACGTATTCCGCGTGGGCGGTGTCCGTCTCCGCTCCGGTGCCGAGCGCGGTCATGGCTGCGAATGTTCAGACTTTCACCGGCAGCGGCACATGGACGAAGCCCGCCGGGGCCACCTTCGTGCTTGTCGAAGCGTGGGGCGGCGGCGGCAGCGGCGGCGCGGGCGCTCGCGGGGCTTCTTCGACAGCCCGTTTCGGCGGAGGCGGAGGCGGCGGCGGAGCGTACAAACAGCAACTGTTCCTCGCCTCGCAGGTCGGCGCGACCGAGACTGTGACGGTTGGGGGCGGTGGGACGGCAGTAGCTGGCCGAACAAGCAACGGCACGGGCGCGAGCGGGAACCCCGGCGGGAATTCTAGCTTCGGGTCGCTGGTGGTTGCCTACGGCGGCGGAGGCGGTTTAGGAGGCGGAACGACTTTCGCGGCTGGAGGTGGCGGCGGTGGTGCGCTCTCAGCGGGTAGCGGGTCGACCCCGGGCGGTCCGGTACTGTCCAGCATCAGCGGAACGACCGGGCAGTTCGGCGGCGGCTACGGCAGCACCGCAGACGGAATGAACGGGTCCGCCTACGGTGGCGGCGGAGGCGGCACGACCGGCGCATCGTCCAGCCCCGGAGGCTCGTCTGCCTACGGCGGACCGGGCGGCGGCGCAGGCGGATCCATCGATGCGTCGAACGTCATCACCGCCCCGGGCGCAGGGGGAAGCGCGGCTGGGGATAACGGCGGTGGCGGTGGTG